ATGTCTACTTACACAGAGATAGCAAAGCGTATAGCCAACATAATTATTTCACCTGCTAGTGCTGTAGGACTTATTGATGGTATTTTGTCGGTTCCTCAAGATCTGGGATATCTTGCTTATGGGTACTTTGATACCGATTCTCGGTTTACCAGAGAAACAGAACGCTTTCGTTTAATAAATGCTATCCGATTTGGTATTCTTCAAAATGAAAACTTTATCAGAACGATAGAGATCGTATTAGATAATTTCAACCAATATGTATCTGAAAGTAAGCGTGATAATATTTACGCAAAAACAGGTGCATCGGTAGTGGGAAGAGCGATTACAAATTCATTTGTGTCAAAAAAGATAGCGACAGCTATAGCTCAACGCAGTTCACTTATGATCTCACTGAGGGGGGGGTGCTAGGTAATTTTTTATTAGCCGGAGGTATGGCGGAAAGGAGTCTCTATAGATCACAAAGCCTTAAAGACAGTGATCCAGAAATTTATTATGAATTACGAAAGAAAGATTATGACTTTCTTTATTTTCTTGTTGAGCCAGCATTGCAACCGTTTATAGAGGCTTTGCGAGTCAGGCGTACGCAAGGCAGTGCTGCATTCACTCAGATAATTGAGATTATTGAAAATGAGGTTGGGGATGGTAGCTGATAAAAGATTGTCATTAGGAAGTCGCATCTTTTTTGGTTTTCTTGAAAATGCCATTTCATTACTAGGTGGGCTATGGGTGTTTTTTTGTTTTTACTGTTTTTTCCATTTTGAAACATGGCATGAAAGATCACTGTACATAGTAATAAGTTTTTTATTGGTCTATGGTTTGGTTAAAATCCTTCCAAATAGACCAGAGTAATAGTTGAATAGGAAATCAAAAATTAAGGATGATAAAATGTCTTTGCCAGCATATTTGTTTTTATATGATGAGAATGGGGTTAATCTTAAGGGAGGCTGTATGACTTCAGGCCGTGAGGGGGCTATTGAGATAATGAATACCCAGCATGGGATATCTTTATCTGTAGACCCTCATTCAGGTTCACTGACGGGCAGTCGCTTACATGAGCCTATGATAATAAATAAAGAAGTAGATAAATCATCTCCTTACCTCTTTGATTTTGTCTGTACGGGGAAACGCTTAAAGACCGCTATCCTACGGTTTTATGCAATCAATGAGTCTGGGGCGGAAAATGAAATATATAATCTCACCATGGACAGTGTGATTGTAAGCTCTGTTGTTTTTACTCACTCTTATATTCCAGGTGCAATAACGCCAAATATGATGGAGGTCGTAAAGTTGAGATACCGAGGGATAGCGTGGAACTACCTGGCTGGTAATATTTCAACTAATGATTTTTGGGGTAAGGGAACACAAAAAACAGAAGAGAAAAATGGCTGAAGTAAGAGGGGGCCGGGAAAGTTGGTGGGATGTGTGGGATTTCCGATTTATCACTGATGCGATATTATTGACGCTGATATGTAGCAAGGGCCCAAGAGGAGAGGCGTAGTTTTGTACATGATGAGGTATTTTAACTCGCACAATTTTCACCTCTCACTTTATAAGCTACTGGTCTTTCTGTCTTGGAGATCCATGACATCCTGTGATTTTTACACCGATAAAAACAGATTTCAGAACGGCGATAATCTGGTGTTAAGTAAATCGGGCTTTACGCATAGCGTTCTCCTCAGGGGACATCATCAGTATGTTGGAAGATCTCTAAAAGTGAATGGTTCGTTTTGCAGGGATACTTACAGCTCTGGCTATACTTGCAAAGCGAAGAGACCTTTTGAGTCAAAGCTGATCACTCTGATTCGATTGTAATCTACCTAATAAGCCGGTCAGGGCTAAAGCTATTTTTTACAGGGAAACTAGCCAACGAGTTTGAACACCCTCTTCCCGGTTTCAACACTACTTCCGCTGTCGGCCTTGCTTACCCAATCAGCCCACCATTGCATCATCGGGCGTCGCTGCTCAAGATAATCGCTACGGTTGTAAGCACGACGAACCTCATTCTTGTCCACATGAGCAAGTGCTGCTTCAATCACATCTGGTGGAAAGCCTTGCTCGTTAAGGGCCGTACTGGCGATAGATCGCAGGCCATGCGAAACCAGCACTCCGCCAAAGCCCGCACGCTTTAGTGATGCGTTAACCGTCTGACTATTCATTGGCTGGTTAGGTTTGATACGGCTGGGAAATATGAATTCCCGATTGCCACTTAACGGCTTCATCATTTCCAAAACAGCTATTGCTTCATCTGACAAAGGAACTGTGTGGTCACGGTTCATCTTCATGCGCGATGCAGGGATCTTCCATTCTCCTGCCTCCATGTCTATCTCTTCCCAACGAGCCTCAGCCGCTTCAGCAGGGCGGGTGATAGTAAGAAGCTGCCACATGAACAGACACCTTGTTGAAAGGCTAATGCTGGCCGTTCGCATAGTCTGCATTAACTGAGGCAGCTGATCCGGACGAATACTGGGCATGTTTTTCTTCTGTGGCTTCTCGAATGCCTTGCCAATATTGACACTGGGAACAGCATCAATCAGCCCCGTGTTTTGGGCATAGATCATGACCTCATTGATGCGTTGGCAAAGGCGACGAACAGTTTCCAGTGCACCTCTGGCTTGTACTGGTTGCACAGCCTGAACCAGCGTATGAGCTTTGATATCTGTAACGCTAACGTCACCAATCGCTGGAAAGACATCTCTTTCAAGAGAGCGCCATATATCCTCTGCATAGTCCTCGGTACACTGGCTTTCTTCACATTCCACCAACGTTCCGCAACGAGCTGGAAAGTATTAGTTTTGGCTTCAAGCGAACTACGCAGTTGTTCTTGCTGATGTTCCTGAGGATCGATTTGTTTCGCAAGGAGAGAACGTGATTCTGCCCGATAGCTTCGAGCATCGGCAAGCGTAACTGACGGGTAGGGGCCAATACTCTTTTTCGCTCGCTTCTTGGTGAAGGGGCGAATGTAGCGAAATTGCCAGATTTTACTCCCGCTGGATTTGATCAGTAGCTCAAGGCCATCGCCATCATAGAGCACATAGTCCGCTTCCTTGGGTTTGGCAGATTCGATTTCCTTAACGGAGAGAGGTTTGGTTTGTCTTGCCATTGCCGGGTTTCCATAGTTTTAGGCACCTCAAAAACAATAAAGCTTTAAGAGGTGCCTAACAAGGTGCCTAAAAGGTTCGGATTTAATTAGTTCTCTTCGGACTTCGCGGGACAAATTGAGGGCACAAAAAAGCCCGCAGGGCTTGCGCCATGCGGGCTCTTAGGACTTCATCGGATGACTCTGGTGATCACCGATGGAGAATTTGGTGGAGCTGGCGGGAGTTGAACCCGCGTCCGAAATTACTACATACTATACATATTCATAAATAACAGTATTTTAGTAATTACATCAAGAGCTTATTTATATCTTTGTTTATTTAATTTTATACAGTTTGAGTTTTGTGTCGCCAATTTATCGCCTCTTAAACACAAGTGTATCTGATCGCTGTTGCATTGTTTACTGCCAGTTGTTTGAAAGTGAATTAATGACGGCCCATTGATTTTGAACCCAATGCATCAAGGGTTAGAAATCTGCTGAATTATTTCCTGCAAAGTAGCTTTTGCTACCTGAGGAATTAGCTCATCGTAATCCTCTAACCATTGCATGATAGGTTGAGTGAAATCGCTAGTTATGCCCACTTCAGTGCCCAATTCATCAACATACTCTGATGTACCGGATAAGACTTCACTGAATCTAATTAAATTACATATTTCAAAAGTTTTTTTCCCTTTATCGGTGAGAACATTATGATAATACTGCCCTTTTTTATTCTGTTTCAATTCCAGATGTTGTTGATAATCGTCAATATGCGGGTGTATTATACAGAATTTATCGCTATCATTAGGATAAAGGGTGCCGCTGGGCAGGAAACATGTAAGAGGGTCTTTATTAGACTTGAATATATTGCAATCTTTACATGTTACTGTTAGGTTTTTGGGAGTATACAGATATTCTGTATGAGAAGATTTGGGGATGATGTGGTCAATATCCCATTGAGTACCATGGAATTCTTGTCTATGTCGTCCACAGTAAGGACAGGTATAATCTTGGGCCGCTTTATAATATTCTCTAACTTCTTTTCTAAATGCCTTACGAGTTTCACACGTACCATCCCAGTGAGATGCAAGTCCATTGAACGTGTCTACATGTCTTTGCGACCTTGGGCTGTAAATAATAGGGTTAGTTATCATTTATTTCTTCACCTTTTGGAAGCTCAATATCTGTTCCAGTAATAGTCGAACAGGATCTCCATCAGGTATTCTATCTTGATTAACGAGATTTTTAACCTCATCAATAAAATTATAATCTACAATACTTAAACTTAATCCTCGTGCTTCTTTAGATAATATTAATACTAGCTTTCTTATGATGAAGTCATTTTTGTGTCCAGGGCTTTTAAATATCCCCGTCAATTGTTTATCAGCAGATTGCTCTCTATATTCATTTAAAGCTTGTGGTTTGTGTCTATTTTTGGGTTGTGCTTTATTATTTACCATTGCACTTTCTAAAGACAGAATGCATCCATTACTAAATTGCATCCCTGAAATTATTTGAGGGGAGTGCGTGGCTATTAATATATGTGATTCAAGATTGATGGGGAATAATAGTGAGAAAAATCTCATGAAGTTAAGTTGCCATTCTGGATGAAGGCTGTTTTCAGGTTCATCAATGCAGATTAAACAATTTTTTTCTGTATGGCAGCTTAGGACAATTGCGTGACCGAATAAGGTTTGTTGTCCTGAACTTAGACTAGTAATGCTTACTTCCTTTTGAGAGTTTGTGTGCATTACTTGAAAATCGACAACACTAAATACATTTAAGATAAAAAGGTAAGTAATAACATTTAAATTATCGATATCAAATACTATTTTTTTTCTTTCAGAATATATTTTACGGTCTGAAATAGAATAATAAATATCGTCTAGGTATTTTTCATCAATTTTTTCAGCATCGACCATCAACAGAATATCTATGAGATTATCAAGTTCTGAATCCTTAATTTTCACCCACATCTTTTCTATTGCATCATCTAGTGAACTTTCCCTAGAGTTTAACAAGTCAGATTTGAGAGGGGTATTTTTTTTCCCTATCACTATGCAACCATTAGATAATTTCGCTAACCCATTGGATAGATAGTGAAACATTTCAAGGATGTATTTTATGTCTTTAGTGTCATAGGTACATTTTAAGTGTATATGAGACTGCAGCCCAAACATTCCCATTGCTTCATTTATGTTTTTTGATAACTCATTGTCTTTATTGTGAAATTTAATTAGTGAGTTTTTTATGCAGCTATCAACAATGCTTGCAATACCTTTTCTGTAATTAGGATCTACAGTAGGATGTATGTAGGATGCTGCGTTATATTTTAACCCCCTATTTTTTGATGATTTATTTAATACGTTTGTCGATGTGAATTTATCAAATCTTGAATTACATAAGGCAATTATTTTTGCGGGTCTATCTGCAGAGTCAATAGTAAGTTCTATAGTAGGGTCTAAATAATTTTCATTTTTACCAACAAATAAAAAGGCGTTTACGGATTTACTTAATAAGCTGGATTTTCCGCTAGCATTATCACCCGTAATTATCGTATAGTAATTGCTTTCCATATCGCCTATGTTTTCACATGCATATATTTTATCTCTACTCTCGCTCATTATCGATTTTATTCTGAACATTATCACCTCAAATATTTTTAAATATATTTTTAATTACCATTGATCAGTTGTATTCTATTCCGTTTAGAGGGTTTTTAGTAACAGCATCCTCCAAATGGTCAGGCGCAAAATGTGCATAAACCATCGTCATTTTGATATCTGAATGCCCGAGGATGTTTCTCAAAACTAAAATATTCCCGCCGTTCATCATAAAATGGCTTGCAAATGAGTGCCGTAGGACGTGCGTACATTGACCTTCTGGCAGCTCTATACCTGCGCGCTTTAATGCTCGTTCAAACGCTTTTCGACAAGGCTTGAACAAGCGGCCTCTATTCTTAGGGAGCTGGTCATAAAGGGTAGGGGAGATAGGTACTGTTCTATTCTTTTTCCCTTTAGTTTTGGTATAAGTGATACGATATTTTGTGATTTGATGCCCTTGCAAGCTTTCTGCCTCGTTCCATCTTGCCCCGGTCGCTAAGCAAATTTTAGTCACGTGAATCAGGTCAGGGTTCAGAGATTGATTACAGGCATTAAGCAAACGTTTAATTTCGTTTGTAGCCAGGAAGCTCAGTTCGCTCTCTGCGATTCTGAATGTGGGTAGCCCCGCTAAAGGATTGACCCCTGACCAATGGCCAAGTTTTTTCAGAGTTCCAAAAACGGCAGAAAGGTTGCTTTGTTCCAGGTTAACCGTTCTTGGCTTGACTGCTGGTAACAAGCATCCTTCACTGTCTTTCACTGTACCGTTGAGGCGAGCTTCCCGATATTTAGCAAAGTCTGATGGCTGAAAAGAAGTTGCTTGTGGATCACCCAATGCATCACATATGACTTTCAATTTGTTTATTAGCTTTTGCGGCTGACTTAGGGTTTGGCCGTGTAATGCGTACCATTCAGTGACCAATTCCGAGAGATGCCTTTTGTCTTCTTTCATTCCCAGCCAGGGTTTTTTATTTACTTCATCCATGGTGAATGTTTCAAATGCTGTAGCTTCCCCCTTCGTAGCAAATTGTTTGCGTACACGTTTTCCATCGCGTCCGTTAGGGTAACATTCACACAACCATTTTCCGTTCGGCTGTTTCCTTATTGTCATGATCAAATACTCTTTATGATTTTGACTGCGCGTCCCACTACCTCAATATCATCAATACTGCACTCAAAGGATGTCTCACCTTGCTGGACAATCAGACGATTGCCGGGAATACGAGCAAGTTTTGCTATCGTCTTTATGCCATCAATATCAACGAGCCACACGCCATTTATTGGAGGGGGGCCGCTTCGGTCAACCAGGAACAAATCATCGCCTGACTGAATGAGCCACGGATCAGTCATGTTGTGGGGGATTAGGCTGTTATCCAATATGACTTTTCCATGGCTCACTAAAGCTCCAGCATCTAATACGGCCTTCTCAATTTCAGGTGCGACGACATCGGATAGTGGTTTAATATTGGCTTGGTTCACAAAACCAAAACTTTTATCCTGCTCATTATTATCACTGCTATCACCCTGGCCTGTAGTCAACCAAAGTAACGAAACACCTGTCTCAAGAGCACACTGTATAACCCATTCAGCGGGGAAACTGTCTCTTAAGTATCTGTTAGCCATTGTACTTTTCGATACAGAAAGATGATCGCATAGTTGTTGTCGGGAGCTGAAGTTATAAGCCTTTATCAGCCTGTTGATAGCTTCACGTCCACCGCTGTCATTGCCTACCTTGATTGATCTCATAATCAAAACCCTTGACGTTCATAAAAAGTGATCTTATATTCAGGTTGGGTTTGATAAACAAACCTAAAAAACTATAAAACGGGATAAAATAAATCAAACTTAACCGAGAGATACTGCACTATGAGCACTGATATTTCAATTCGTGTACCAAAAGAGATGGCAACGCCTGCAGAGTTCGCTGAATGGGAAGGTATTTCACGCGGCTCCGTGTATCAAAGGATTCACCATGGTCAGCTTGCCAAGTACATGGTCAGGAAAGAAAAAAACAAAGGTCGCGTCAGCCTGCGCTACCTAATGTACAAAACCGACCAGGTTCGTGAAGCACTCGGGCATTCTAATTTCAGCGTCATTGTTGGCTTGTCAGTTCGATTATGAGAACTTTTCAGGGGGCCGCTATGTTTGATTGCAAGATTCTTAAACATTCACACTTTACTGAAGTTTGTCAGGCTCCAGCGTCTTTTTCGGTCACATCTGAACTGGTTATGCAGCCTGAAGAACCATCTATTGCCTCACTTTTGGTAAAGCAAAGCCCGTCTATGCATTACGGTCACGGCTGGATCATGGGGAAAGATGGTAAACGTTGGCATCCTTGCATCTCTCAGGATTCTCTGTTGGCAGACCTTTCTACGTCTCAGGAGGGGAAATCATGGCTATCGAAGGTACTGCGGCGGTTGTTCCATTAAGCCCAGGAAAAAGGCTGGATGCTTTTAATCATATCGCGGAATTGAGGGCTAAATTATTTAGTCTGAATATTGATTCGGAGCTTGAACGGTTTATTAAGGATATGCGTGACCCACACGATATAAATAATAAACAGAATGAGAGGGCACTTACGGCATTATTATTTATGGCAAAAATCCCGGCAGGACGTCATAGCGTAAAAATAAGTGATCTGACTACTGACGAAAAACGGGGTCTGGTTAAAGCAATGAATCACTTTCGTGCAGTGGTGAGCTTATTTCCAAAACGGCTAGCCATGCCTGATTAATCCACAAAAGAAATTAATGGCGTAAACCCGTCGGGCTTCTTATTGCCCAAGTTCAGGAGAAACAATTATGCGTAATATTGAAAACCGAATTATTCAAACGGGAGCAGATGATGCTGGTATCAACCTGCTGCTGGCTGAGGCAAGAAAAGAAGAACGTCGGGGCCGCGCGGATGTGATGGCAACTCGTCTGGAGATATTGGCTGCACGTATCGTATCGCACCAGCTTAACCATAAGGAAGTTGCAGAACTTCTGCGTGATGAAGCGGCAAAGATCCAAAATGAAGTACTGGAGGCATACTGATGGGTGACTCAATGGACCTTGTACAGCAGCGGGTGGAAGAAGAGCGTCAGCGCCAGATACATACAGCACGCAATAAAAAGCAATGTGTTTCCCGTGTCCTTTGCATTGATTGCGACGCTCCGATCCCGCCAGCACGCCGCCGCGCTATCCCGGGAGTGCAGTGCTGTGTCACTTGTCAGGAAATTGCAGAGTTGAAAGGTAAGCACTACAGCGGAGGTACGGTATGAACACTATCCTTAAATGGGCGGGCAATAAAACTGCTATCATGCCGGAGCTCCTAAAGCATTTGCCTGCAGGCATGCGACTTGTTGAACCTTTCGCTGGGTCATGTTCTGTGATGATGGCAACAGACTACCCGCAATATCTTGTAGCAGATATTAATCCTGATTTGATTAATCTTTATCTGATGATCCAGAAAAATCATGAGGCTGTCATTCAGATCGTGAGGGCGTTATTTAAAGATTTTAATTCGGATATTCAGTATTACCGTGTCCGCCAACACTTCAATTACTCCATTTTTAATGGAGCAGAAAAAGCAGCATATTTTCTATACTTAAATCGCCACTGTTATCGCGGTTTGTGCCGCTATAACCAGAGTGGAATTTTCAATGTCCCTTACGGTAATTATAAAAATCCATATCTCCCTGAAAGGGAAATACGCGCTTTTGCCGAAAAGGCACAACGCGCAACGTTTATCTGCGCCAGCTATAACGAAACACTGGCGCTGCTACAGGCGGGAGATGTTGTTTACTGTGATCCTCCATATGACGGCACGTTTACCGCTTATCACACGGGCGGTTTTACAGAGGACGATCAGTATCACTTGGCATCTATTCTTGAACGCCGGTCATCAGAAGGTCATCCGGTTATCGTGTCCAACAGTGACACGTTCCTGACTCATTCGCTTTATCGTAATTTTACCCGCCATCGCATCACTGCAAAGCGCAGCATAGGTGTGGATGCCGGTGATAGAAAATCTGCAACAGAAATTATCGCCACAAAATCAGCAGACTGGTTTGGTGTCGACTTTGCGTCCGGTCCGGGTATCTCTATGGAAACTGAGATGCGGGCGCGGCAGTGAGTAAATTCACATTACATAACGTACCAACCATCGGCGGCTCGAATGAGGCCGCCATGGCTTATCCCTGGAATGCCCCTAAGAAAGCCATCAATCCCTATACGGAACCGGAGATTTCTGCACCGGTAACCGCGCTTTCAAACCTGATCACTCTTTACGCTGCGGATAATAAGCTGGAACAGAAGCGCCGTAAGGCACTGAGTGATTTGGCCTGGGAACGCTATTTCTTCAATGAGTCCCGCGATCCCATCCAGCGGGATATTGAACAGGACCGGCGGATTAGTTACGCCAAAATGGCCCGTGAGCAACAACGTTTTAATCCTGACCAGGTCATCCTGGCTGACGTGAACGCTATGCCATCACATATCAGAAAGCCTCTGCTAAAACGAATTAGCTATTTTCAGAATCTGGAACGCCCGAAAGCTTTTTCCCGCTATCTGAATGAAACGATAAGGCCATGTCTTGAACGACTGGATGGAGTACGTGATAGTCAGATGTCAGCTTCTTTCCGTTTCATGGCGAGCTATAACGGGTTGGAAGGGCTACTGATGCTGCCAGAAATGTACCAGGAGCAGGTCAAACGCCTTTCCATGCTGATTGCAGCACATATGAGTATGTGTCTTGATGCGGCCAGCGGAGAGCTGTTTGTCAGCAAAAATGTAAAACCAGAGGGAATTCGTCAGACATGGGAAAGAGTAGCCGCCGAAGCTCTACGCCTGGATGTAATTCCGCCTGCTTTTGAACAGTTGCGCCGTAAGAAACGCCGCCGTAAGCCGGTGCCTTATGAGCTGATACCTCCGTCTCTGGCACGTATGCTGTGTGCAGACTGGTGGTACCGCAAATTATGGCAGAAACGTTGCGAGTGGCGGGAAGAACAGTTGCGTGCCGTCTGCATGGTCAACAAGAAAGCATCTCCGTATGTCAGCTACGAAGCCGTGATATACAAACGCGAGCAGCGCCGCAAATCGCTGGAGTTCTTCCGCTCGCATGAGCTGGTCAACGAAGACGGTGACACGCTGGATATGGAAGATGTCGTGAACTCCAGCAACAGCAATCCGGCTCACCGTCGTAATGAGATGATGGCTTGTGTTAAAGGCCTTGAATTGATAGCAGAAATGCGCGAAGACTGCGCGGTGTTTTATACTATAACCTGTCCGTCACGCTTCCACGCAACCCTCAACAATGGCAGGCCTAATCCGAAATGGGACAGAGCTACAGTCCGGCAGAGCAGTGACTATCTGGTTAATACATTTGCCGCTTTTCGAAAGGCAATGCACAAGGCCGGACGACGCTGGTATGGCGTTCGTGTAGCAGAACCGCATCATGACGGTACTGTACACTGGCATCTTCTGTGCTTCATGAACAAAAAAGATCTACGTCCTATTACCACTTTGCTGCGTAAATTTGTCATCCGTAAGGACCAGGGGGAATTGGGTACTAATACAGGCCCACGCTTTAAGTATGAGCTGATCAACCCGCGTAAAGGTACGCCGACCAGCTACATCGCAAAATATATCAGCAAGAACATCGACGGACGTGGGCTTGCTAAAGAAATCAGTAAAGAGACAGGCCGATGTCTACGTGACAGCGCCGAGCATGTCAGTGCCTGGGCTTCACTACATCGTGTCCAGCAGTTCCGCTTCTTTGGTATTCCGGGGCGTCAGGCCTATCGTGAGTTGCGCTTGTTGGCAGGTCAGGCGGCGAGGATTAATGGCCAGCGAAAAGCTGGTACACCGGTACTGGATAATCCGCGTCTTGATGCGGTGCTTGCAGCAGCTGATGCGGGCTGCTTCGCTACCTACATTATGAAGCAGGGTGGTGTGCTGGTCCCCCGAAAACAGCACCTTGTCAGAACGGCATACGAACTTAATGACGAGGAAAGTACTTATGGTGATCACTGTATCCGTATCTATGGGATCTGGTCCCCGATTGCAGAAGGTAAAATTTGTACGCATGCGGTGAAGTGGAAAAGGATCCGTAAGGCCGTTGACGTTCGGGAGGCTATTGCCGACCAGGGCGCCTGCGCCCCTTGGACTCGTGGCAATAACTGTCCCCAGGTAGGAAAATTACATAATTTTTCACCGGACTTATCTGCCGGAGGAACGCCAGCACCTTTACCGGACTTCGAAAATATGAGCCGGAAAGAGCTAAAGGCACTAAACATCAGACTAAGGCAAGTGAAACCGAAACAACGAAAGAGCTACAAACAGGAAATCAGTGAGCAGCTGCGCCTTCAGCTTGAACGTGAGTTGAGAGGTAGGGGATTTGATGGCAGTGGAAAAGAGATCGATTTGTTGCTGCGGGGCGGCAGTATTCCATCAGGTACAGGACTGCGGATCTTCTATCGCAATCAGCGCCTGCAGGAAGATGATAAATGGCGACAGTGGTACTGATAACGCTGCTTTCATTTTTTCAACATTTTCAAATATTGTCGTACAGATCCGTTTAACGGCAGAAAGTATTTTACATAGATAAATACACATCATACTGTATGTATGAACAGTCATTTAAAGCGAAGTATTTGTGAATTGCTTCGCAACACGAGGAGTTATAACTATCTTCCCAGGGACAGGAGAGAAACAATGCAGGATTATCTTTTTGAATCGATAAAGCTCCAGCGCATTGATTTTTTTATCAAACTCGTAGCAGCCAGTGAGTGCAGCGAAGACGAAAAGCGGCTGGCGATCCAGTGGATGTCAGAGCTGACTGACGAGCTGATGGCCAAAATCCGCCACCATGAGTACCACAGGTCGATGGACGTAACCAGTTAAAGGGGGTCTGTATGTGCATTGAAATAATGATCGATAAAGAGCAGGAGATTAGCCAGACTACGCTGGACGCCCTTGAATCAGAGCTTTACCGTAATTTGCTTCCTCTGCATCCCAAAACAGAAATTCGTATCCGCAAGGGTAACGCCAATGGCATTGAGCTTAGTGGGTTAAAGCTGGATGAAGACAATAAGCGAGTGATAGAAATTATGCGGCAGGTTTGGGAAGACGACATCTGGTTACATTAAGGAACGTTGCTGGCGTAAGAACTTGATTCTGACGTCAGCAAGGTTGAACAACGAGAGTAGCGAGGCGTTAGCCATTGGTAAAAAAGACAGCTATATTCTGGACTGGTTGGCTTGTTTTGGTAAAATGGCGTTATAAATACTTAAAAGGATTCAGGGTTGATGCATTCGCATAGGCTAGTAACGCCAGGCTTAGCCAAGTTCGGCGAACTTTCATACCTAGATATCGAGTTTGTTTTCTCTGGTAATCAACAGCGTAAAGCTATGTACCAATTAGTATTCAGCCCTCCTTCATTAGATCCTGTCGCAGCAGAGACAATGCACAGAATGCTAGGAAATGAAGTATCTACTCTGTGTGTATCCGTAGTTAGTTTTGCGGATACCGTTCAACTTGACAGAGCGCAGAAGCAAAGAGAAAATCCAGTTGACGGCGAAGAACCGATCAACATGTTTGCTAAACCAGAAGATGCCTTTGATCTTAATATTGCAGAACTACAGTATCTTTACTGTACATTAGTTGACTTCATGATCAAAGTTGCGGACAATGAAGGCATTCAAATTTTGTACTTTGCGGCTGAACGCGAAGAACTTATGGCCACATACGAAAGGTATGTGAAGAGGCTAACGAACTGTCGTGGCCTAACTTACGTTAATGACGGAGCTTCCTATGCGATACGAACACAACACTACCCAACCTAAGGGTAAGATTGATTTCAAAGCTATCCATGACAGCAAAGTCGAAATGATGAAACGTTTTCTGACTGCTAAAGCTGATGCTGAGCGCAAAGGTGAAGTGGTCTTTAAGCCACTGTAATCATTTGCTTTATGTCGAAAACGAAAAGACCCTATCGGGTCTTTTTTTTCGTTTTTAACACGCTCAGTCATTTTGGGTGTAGCAAATGGCTCTAGTTAAGACATCGCCAGTTTAAATTGATTGAGTGTTGTGCATGACTATGCCGCATGAAATCGCATGATCGTTCGAGGATCGTTATGCTGAAGCCTGCCAGAACTGGCGAGCCTTTGCTTATGTTATGCAGGTGCATGAAAACCACTACACAAAGCGGGCAGGCGTGGCGGGGATACGAGGGCGCGCTAAAGAGACTTATTATTAAAAATTAGATAAAATATATGCATCGCATGAATTTTTCATAAAAAGCTAGGTGTGGTAGACATCGAAGCCCTCAGGATGTTTGTGAGGGCCAATAGTGGAGTTAGTATTTTCGTTCTACTGGTGCGTGGCTTACTGTCACACAAGCATCGTTAAGTGCAACGATAGTATCGCTTAGACTAAAGAAAGGGAAAGCTGAATAATTGAAGTACTGAGTTGATAAGTTTAATACTATTTCCGTATCTGTCGGTGAAAGTACTCTAGCGAAGGGAGTTATCTCGTTAAATACCCTATTAGGTTCAGTTACCAAAATAGCTACAGGATAGAAATGAATGCAGGCTCCGGTACTAAATCTTTCAGAACCTGAAATAGTTGTGTTCAGTAGGCTGAAAAGAGCACCGGTTATGTTCAGCCTATTTGGATAAAACCAGTAGCTAAAAGTATGAGTATCAGTAATATTTGGATTCTTTCCGAGAACAAAGTCGCAAAGCTGCTTGAAAAAAGGAATGTTTTCTCGGGGCTCTTTACAAAGAGTATTTGGTGATGCAGAGAGAACATGACCAATCATCCCTCGGAGATATGAATCTGCATCAACTTTCATGGATATTGTGTTGTACACTGAGTGCGGTTTTTTTAAATATAGATTAACTTTTGTGTTAATTTCATTAGTAACGCGTTTGATTTCAGTGTCGTACTTACCTAAGTTATTATTGCATCTGGCGCAAATAGTTTTAAAAACGCTTCCTTGATTAGCATTAACCCCTTTTATATCTGAATTTCTAAATTCAGTAATGAGGCGTTGCTCAATTTTATTTGGAGGGACTACGCACTTTGGCGGAACATGATCTTGGCTTAGCTTACCGTACTCTCCGCATATAAGGCAGTAGCCTTCTTTAATTTTTGTATACTTCCATCTATCTGATATCTTTGACAAAAGCCTACCCTCTCATTTTTTTCAATATGGGAATTATTTACGTAAACAGTTAATTGTTCAACTGTTCCACTGATGAGTTAATTAATACAATTATCTTCATCGAGTTCAAGACCATAGGGATTGAAGCAGATAATATCCTCTTCTAACCATTCATTCAGCTCTTCCAGTCTTCTTTGCAGAGGCATCAGTTCATTCCTCACAAACACCCGACTCGCCTTCTCTACATCCCCAAAACCCCCAACATTATTCGGCATAATGCCCATCATCTGCGGCGGCACGCGGTGTGCTGCCAGCATGTCATCGCGACTGACGTTCTTGATATTCAGAAACTCATCCCTGGCCGCAACCTCGGACAACGGTATGATCTGGATACCGTCCTTTTTGCCGTTGGGCGAGTACATAAACAGGTTGCGGAAATTGCCTGGTCCCTTGGCACTTTTCATGGCCTGACGGATATTGTTTACATCTTCCTGGTTCTGGGCGGCATCGGTCATATACATGATGAATCCTGCGTGGCTGCCGTTGATATAATATTTCCGGCGAAACAGGGTAGCGGACTCGTTCAGTAGGGCCGAAGGAATTGCGGACAGGTACTCCGGCAGGCCATAAATTTCCTGATTTAAATCCGGTTCCATCAGATGAAAAATGCTGTCTTTGGTGAACTCATAGGGCTGGGTAGTCATACCGTATTGCACAAACCAGTATGTGTCGAGATCGATCCCGCGCCGGGTATATTTTGCCAGCGATGGTTCCAGCGAGAGGATGCCGCCCAGCCGGTTAGTGCGTTTCTCCAGGTAGGCATTCCCGAATACCAGATAATCCTGCACAAAGCGGCTGAATGCCTGCTGGCTCAACAGCGGATGCGGGATAAAAGTGCTGGTCAGAATGTTACGCTTCACGTTAATCGGGGAGCTGTGATGCACAGCAGCGCGATAGGTCCGTGCCAGTCCGTCAAAGCTGACGGGCGGTTCATACCAGCGATCCATCTGTACACATTCCACATAGTCCAGTAGCTCGCGGCGGTCCAGAACGGGGACAGGATCACCAAAGCTGAAAGCTTCGGCTCGAGGAGTATCGTTATGTTGAATGTTATGGGTGTCTGTAGCGCGTTTTTTCTTACTGTTACCCATTAAAAAATCTCCACAATGTTGCTGGTATTAGCTGCTTCGCCCTGCAGCGGTTCGTTAAACAGTGCATGCATCGTTGCCCAGGCCAGATCTGCATGGCTGGCTTCTTCGCTGCGACTGGCCTCATAGGTTGGCCGGTTTCCGCTGGCGGTAGTGGCGCGACGGATAGCCATAAAGGACTGGGCTATGTCTGTGTGTCCGGCGTCAAACTCCAGACGGCGGTGGCTGATAATGTCGTATGCTTTGAGTACCAGGGCATTTTTGACATTGGGGTTATAGACAAACTCACGTACTGCGGGAAAGAACGCTTTCACGTTCTCATAGACACCGTGGCCGACACCGGTTGAGTCAATGCCGATATAGGTCACGTTGTACTGGCGCGTGAGTTTTTTGATGGCATCAGCCTGGGCGCGAAAGTCCATTCCGCGCCACTGATGGCGCTCAAGAATACGAAATTTACCGCCGGGTACGGTGGGAGGGGCCATTACCACACACCCGGCACTGTCACCGTTCTGTGTACCCTTTGCCGGATCGTAACCGATCCAGACTTCGTGCCAGCCAAACGGCCGCAGCGCCAGCGCCTGGAAATCGGGCCAGATTTCCCAGCTGTCCACCATGCACTGTTGCAGCTCGCTGAGCGGAAATACTGACGCCAGGTCGTCAATGAACTCGCACAACAGCAGGTTGCGGTATTCGTCCGGACTGTACTCCATACGCAACTGTTCGAGGTCAAACAGATTGCAGCCGCCATGCACGGCATCCTCTACGGTAACGATCTGCCGATACTGTCCATCAGGGCATAACAGGCCGGAGGCCAGATTGCGGTGGGTCAGGTCAATGTCTACTTTATCCGCTTTGGCACGGCCGCGGTTGAACAGTACGCCGGACCAGAACGGATAAGCGCTGTGGGTCAGGCTGGACGGCGTGGAAAAATAGGTTTGTCGCCATTTCTTGTGAATGGCCATACCGGAGGCAACCTTGCGTAGCTCCTGGAATTTCGGTATCCAGAAATATTCATCAAGATACAGATTGCCGTGGTAGCTCTGTGCCGTTCGTGCGTTGGTGCCAAGGAAATACAGACATGCGCCGTTGCTGAGTGCCATCGGGTCGCCTTTCAGTTCCACATCTACCTCTTTTGCAAAGTCGATGATGTACTGTTTGAAGACATGCGCTTGTGCCTTACTGGCTGAGAGAAAAATCTGGTTACGTCCAGTGGTGATAGCATCAAGCAGTGCCTCACGGGCAAAGAAGTATGTTGCCCCAATCTGACGCGATTTAAGCAGGTTACGAATGCGGTGTTTTATGCCTGCCTGCCACCAGTGACGCTGATATTCAAACATACCGTTACGGAAGATTTCTTCCAGCTTTTCGGTTTGCTCATCGGTGAAAACGTTCTTTTCGGGCTTCCTGCGCGGGCCTTTATTACGGTTGGCCACTTTCGGGTTTAAATCGGCTTCGTTCCCGCCATGGTTAAATTTATCAATTCGCGCATGGCGTTCTGATTGTCGCGCCAGCAGATCAATTTCCTTGAAGTCTTTACCTTCTTTTTGCGTCTTCATGATGAGCTGGCAGTAACGTGCCGCAGTGGTGAGCTGCATCTGATCGAGTGGCCCGTAATCGACCCATTTATCGCGCTTTTTCCAGCTGTGAACGGTTGCGACTTTCTCGCCCAGCATTTCAGAAATGCGGGCTATGCGGTACCCCTGAAAGTACAGCAGCATGGCCTGCCGTCGGGGATCGAGATCTGCGGGGGAAAGCATGGTGTTCATGGGCCAAACATACGGCCTTGCCTGGCGGCTTTCCCCGGCTGAGATTTGTATGGTTTATCGTACAAGCTCTGCGCGTTGTTTCACTCCCTCAATCACCGCAACCATAAGGCACAGGTATGTTTCTTAAACGGAGCACGGTTCATGACAGTGAAAGCAAAGCGTTTCCGTATCGGGGTGGAAGGTGCCACCACTGACGGGCGTGAAATCCAGCGTGAATGGCTGGTACAGATGGCAGCCAGTTACAATCCGACGGTCTATACCGCGCTGATTAACCTTGAGCACATCAAATCCTATCTGCCTGACAGTACATTTAACCGTTACGGCAGAGTCACGGGGCTGGTTGCAGAGGAAATCAATGACGGTCCGCTGGCGGGCAGGATGGCGCTTTATGCCGATATAGAACCCACAGCACCGCTGGTGGAACTGGTGAAAAAGGGCCAGAAGCTTTTTACCTCCATGGAGGTCAGTACGAAATTTGCCGATACAGGCAATGCCTATCTTGTGGGACTTGGTGCGACAGATGATCCGGCGAGCCTCGGTACTGAAATGCTCGCATTCAGCGCCAGAGCCGCACATAACCCACTGACAAGCCGTAAGCTAAATCCTGAAAATCTGTTTTCGGAAGCGGTCGAAACTCTTATCGAATTCGAAGAACTCCCAGATGAAAAAACGTCCCTGTTTGCCCGCGTTACCGCTTTGTTTAATAAAAAAGAGCAGAACGATGATGTCCGTTTTACCGATGTGCACAAAGCAGTGGAGTTGATTGCTACCGAACAGCAAAACCTGAGCGAACGCACTGACAACTCCCATTCCCGACAGAACAAGCGCCTTGCTGAACTGGAACTCTCCTTGCAGAAACAGCAGACCGCCTTTGCTGATCTTGAGCAGAAGCTGAGCAGCGAAGACCGCCGGAAAGACTACCGCCAGCGCGCTCCGGGTGGCAATGCACCGGCAGGCACTCTGACCAACTGCTGATGGAGCATAAACCTGATGAAAAAGAAAACCCGCTTTGCCTTTAACGCTTATCTGCAGCAGCTGGCACGCCTGAACGGTGTGGCAATCGAAGAACTCTCCTGTAAATTCACTGTGGAGCCTTCTGTACAGCAGACGCTGGAAGACCAGATCCAGCTGTCAGCTGCCTTTCTGACACTGGTTAATATCACTCCGGTCACTGAACAATCCGGCCAGTTACTGGGGCTGGGAGTGGGCAGCACTATTGCCGGAACGACCGATACGACGTCCAAAGAGCGTGAACCTACCGATCCGACGCTGATGGAGGATATGGATTATAAATGTGAGCAGACCAACTTTGATACGGTACTGACCTACGCAAAACTGGACTTATGGGCGAAGTACCAGGACTTTCAGGTGCGTATCCGCAACACCATCGTTAAGCGTCAGGCACTGGACCGCATCATGATTGGTTTTAACGGTGTGAAGCGCGCCAAAACGTCCAATCGTGCTGAGAACCCGCTACTGCAGGACGTCAATAAAGGCTGGCTGCAGAAACTGCGCGAAGATGCACCGGATCACGTGATGGGCAGTCAAATCGCAGAGGATGGCACTGTTACTGCAGATCCGGTAAAAGTCGGCCCCGGTGGTAAGTATGTGAATCTGGATGCTGTGGTGATGGATACCGTCAATGAGTTGATCGATGCGGTTTATCAGGACGATGACGACCTGGTTGTCATTTGCGGACGTGAACTGCTGTCTGATAAATATTTTCCTTTGGTCAATAAAGAACAGGAAAACAGCGAGAAAATTGCCGCCGATCTAATCATCAGTCAGAAACGTATGGGCGGCCTGCAGGCTGTACGTGCGCCTTACTTCCCGGCCAATGCGCTGTTGATCACCCGCCTGGATAATCTTTCTATCTACTGGCAGGAAGATACCCGCCGCCGTTCAGTCATCGATAACCCGAAACGCGATCGGATTGAAAATTTTGAATCCGTCAATGAGGCGTATGTGGTCGAGGACTATCGATGTGCTGCGCTGGTCGAAAATATCGAAATCGGTAATTTTATTCCGCCGGAAGTTCCTGCTGAAGAGCCAGAAGAACCAGAAGAGCCAGAAGAAACCGAAACCGGGGAATAGCGTATGAGTCTAAGTCCAGCCCGGCAGCACCGCCTGCGTATTCAGGCCGAACAGGCCACCCGAGTGGGGGGGAATGTTCGCCACGCAACCGGCTATGACCTGATGCTGCTGCAACTTGCGGAGGACCGCCGTCGCCTCAAAGGCATCCAGTCCACGGTGAAAAAGGCGGAAACCAAAGCTGAACTACTGCCGAAATATTGCACCTGGGTTGAGGGTGTACTGGCTGCCGGAGGGACACAGCAGGATGACGTACTGATGTATGTGATGCTGTGGCGCATTGATGCCGGTGATTATGCCGGAGCATTGGAGATTGGTCGTCATGCGCTGTCCCATGGCTGGGTGATGCCACTGGGTAACCGTAACGTACAGACCGTGCTGGCAGAAGAAATGGCAGACTCGGCACAAAGTGCTCTGCTTGCAGCAGTCGGTTTTGATGATGATCTGCTTCTAAAGACGCTGGATCTGACAATGGATCTGGATATGCCGGATCAGTCCAGGGCGCGTCTGCATAAAGCCATTGGTGCTGTACAGAGCGAGAGCAACCCTGCATCAGCCCTGAATCATCTTATTCATGCGCTACAGCTTGATCCCCGCTGTGGTGTAAAAAAAGAAAAGCAGCAGCTGGAGCGCAGACTGCGCAATGACAGCCGCTAACGAACGTGCCCCGCGCACGGGCGGCACCGGGTAGTGAAAGGCATGGCCATTCCAAATTCGGTTCACCGCCCACTTATTGAGGAGAAAGCCTGATGCAGTTTATTGCGCCCGAACAGGCCCCTGTACAGGCGGAGGTCATCCAAAATACACCTTTCTGGCCTGATGTCGATCTCTCGGAGTTTCGAAGTGTAATGCGTACTGATGGTACCGTGACGCAGCCGCGTTTAACGCAGATTCTGCTGTCGGTAATTTCTGAGGTTAACGCAGAGCTTTATGATTTCCGGAACCGGCAGCAGAGGCTGGGTTATCAGGCGCTGGCTGAGGTCCCGGCAGAAATACTGGACGGGCAAAGCGAACGTATCCGGCATTACCACAACGCCATCTTTTGCTGGGCACGTGCAGTTATCAATGAACGCTATCAGGACTATGACGCCACAGCATCAGGAGTGAAGCGAGGAGATGAGCTGGCGGAGGCCAGCGGTGATTTGTGGCGAGATGCCCGCCGTGCTGTAAGCCGGGTGCAGGATAATCCGCAGTGTACGGTAGAACTTATCTGATGAAAGTTCGGGTATATCAGTATGACACGGTAGACGCACTTTGCTGGCGGCACTATGGACGTACACAAGGTGTTACTGAGCAGGTTTTGCAGGCAAATCCGGGGCTGGCTGACTACGGAGCCTTTTTACCGCACGGACTGGAAGTGGAACTGCCAGATATTACGGCATCAGCCACTATGCAGACCGTCCAGTTATGGGACTGAATTATGAGTTTAGAACGGATCAGCTCCTTCATCACTTACTGTATCGCCGTACTGCTGGCATGGCTTGGTGATCTGTCACTCAAAGATGTGTCTACGGTAGCTGGCATCCTGCTTGGGGTACTGATGCTGGCTATCAATTGGTACTACAAACACCAGTCTTTAAGGTTATTACGCAGCGGTAAAATATCCCGGAAAGACTATGAAACCTTCAATCGTTAAGCGCTGCCTTATCGGGGCAGTACTGTCAATTGCTGCTACGTTGCCGGGTTTTCAGTTACTTCATACTTCCGTTGAAGGGCTGAAACTGATTGCTGATTACGAAGGATGCCGCCTGCAGCCTTATCAGTGCAGAGCGGGTGTGTGGACCGACGGGGTCGGTAATACGAACGGTGTGGTCCCTGGAAAAACCATTACGGAGCAGCAGGCGGCGAAAGGGCTTATCACCAACGTGTTGCTCGTGGAGCGGGCGTTGGATAAGTGCGTAGTGCCGCCGATGCCGCAGAAAGTCTATGACGCGGTGGTATCTTTTGCTTTTAACGTGGGCACTGGCAACGCATGCGGTTCTACGCTGGTTAAGTTGTTAAATCAGCGACGCTGGACGGATGCATGCCATCAGCTGCCACGCTGGGTATACGTCAAAGGTGTGTTTAATCGGGGGCTGGATAACCGGCGTGCGCGGGAAATGGCCTGGTGTTTAAAAGGAACTGGCACATGACGCGCCTGCTGTCAGTTTTGCTGCTGGTGATGGGTGTAGTACTGGCCGGGCTTTTGTGGTGGCTGAATAATGCCAGTCACATTATTGAGATGCAGGGCACAGAGCTGGTAAGTAAAACGCAGCAACTGACGGAGAAAAATAGCCAGCTTATCGGGTTGTCCATTCTGACTGAAACCAACAGCCGGGAACAGACACGGCTTTATGCGGCAGCGGAAGATACGGCGGCACTGCTTCGAAGCCGTCAGTACTGGATAAGGGAGCTGAAAAGTGAAAATGAAGATTTACGCCGCTGGGCTGATAATCCTTTGCCTGCTGACATTACCCGGCTGCGGGAGCGTCCGGCCATCGCCGGAGGTGCGGCTTACCGTAAGTGGCTGTCCCGAAGTGACGCAGTGCCGTCTGGAAAGATCAGCGCCGCGCAGTAACGGCGATCTGAATACAGCACTGGATGAAACCGAAGCCGCCTGGGCTGCCTGTGCTGACAAAGTCGATATGATTATCACGTGTCAGGAGCGAGGCCGTGAACAAACCACAGTCTTTACGCAACGCCCTGAATAAAGCAGTAGCTTATGTGCGGGATAACCCGGACAAGCTGCACCTTTTTATTGATAACGGATCACTGGTAGCGACTGGGGCTGCCTCTATGTCATGGGAATACCGCTATACCCTGAACGTAATCGTTGAGGATTTCAGTGGCGACCAGAATCTGCTGATGGCTCCTGTACTGTTGTGGCTTCGTGCTAATCAGTCTGACGCTATTCACAATTCGGAATTGCGTGAAAAGCTGTTCACCTTTGAAGTGGATATTCTGCGTAATGATGTCTGTGATATAAGCCTGAGCCTGCAACTGACGGAGCGTGTTCTGGTGAGCACTGACGGCAGCGTATCGAACGTTGAAGCGATACCCGAACCGGGCGATCCTGAAGAAATATGGACGGTAAAACATGGATGAGCTGCAAAGGGTAGATGACTGGCTGGTGGCTCTGCTGGCGAATCTGGACCCGTCCGCACGTAAGCGTATGATGTACGAACTGGCGCAGCAATTACGCCGTACACAAAAGCGAAACATCCGGCTGCAGCGTAATCCCGATGGCAGTGGCTATGTGCCACGAAAAGTCATGGCCCGGACCAAAAAGGGGCGTATTAAACAGCAGATGTTTACGAAGTTGCGTACCACAAAATATCTGAAAACTGCAGCCAGCGCGAACTCTGCCAGCGTGCAGTTTGACGGGAAGGTGCAGCGTATTGCCCGGGTCCATCACTACGGCCTGCGTGATCGGGTAAGCCGTAGAGGGCCGACGGTACGTTATGCAGAACGTCGGCTGCTGGGGGTTAGCAGGCAGATAATAAACGTTACAAAAGGCACTTTACTGTTATGGTTGATATAACGATGTGGCGCAGCCACATCGTTAACTATTTAGTCCATAAATGGTTCGAGTATTGCACTTAATTCGTGATCATCCATTATGATCCATCTACAAAATGCAGAAAAGGCGGCTTCTCGTCTAATCAACATTTTCATTTTTTCAATTAAAAAATCTTTTTGTTGTTGTGGTGTGTCTTCCTCATAATATTCATTGATGTTTCTTATTAGTTTTTGTGTTGCTTTTGTAACTTGAGAACGAAGAGTAGCAGAGGTTAATTTCTTACTGATAGTATGGTCACTATTATATACTTTATTTAAAAGCTTAGCTGTAATTTCTGTCTTTTCATCGTTAAATAATGCTTCAACAGTAACTCTCTTAGTTCGATATGAAAACCCGGGGAGGAGTTTTATTTTATCCCATACTTTTTCTTGGCAGCAATCCAATAAGCCTTCGTATTTTGTTAGTTTTATATTATTACAGCGAGCGCATGATAAATAAAGATTTTCCCAATCGAAGGTTCTTTCATTATTACTTCCTTTAGGTTTGAAGTGTTCGATGTTTATATCTAATGGCTCCTTTATTTCACAAATGTAACATTTTCCAAAAAAACATGATTGTAAAGCATCATGTACGTCTGCACTATCGTAATGGACTTTTTTTGATAAGGAAATCGGCGCAGGATATGTCCTGGTAACTTTGAACATTACGGCTCCTGATGATTTTTATTTTTGTATTGAAGGATTTTCATTCTAGCGTAGTCTAAAAATGCACTTGCTTGGTTATCCATTGCCCCCTCAGATAAAGCTAAGGATTCTATTAACTGACCACCTAATTCTATGTTTTCTTTGTTTAAGGTTGAAATTATTTCTTCAATTTCCTCAAGTTTATCTGATAGTACTTTTGATATTGGATCTACACCGAATAATTCTTGAAGTATTATATCGTATGAATATGAAGATACATCCGTGATTTGCTGATTGCTTGATAAATCGTATATAACCGCATTAGTCACTGATGTCACAACAAATGGAGAGTGAGTAGTAACGATAAATTGTATTTTTGGGAATGCAGTTGTAAAAAACCTAAAGATTTGTTTTTGTAATGAAACGTGTAAATGAGCATCTATTTCATCAATGAATATTATACCTTCAATGCTGTCTGGTGTTAACTCCCACATTTCTATACGCATTATCAGATCAGCATAAATTCTCAGTATAGATGAGTAGCCAGACGATAAGGTCTGTAATGTGAACTTGGATTTATTGTCTTGATATAGATAGAATTTACCCTCTTTACTATCGAAGTTTAATCGGAAATTAGGGTCTTCGAATAACTTCTGTAAGTCTGACTCTATTTTATCAAACCAAACCTGTATTCTTACTGCTTTTTCATCATCCTGTTCAAAGGAAATTGCATAGCTTTGTGATGTCTTTAAACTAACTAAATAGTTTTCAAAGATGTTATCACCATCCCTTTGATTTGAAAAGTGGGCGTTCTCTTTAACTAGCTCTGAAAACATGGGGACGTTTTTGGGTGCGCTAATTGATGCTTCTCTTAGAGCCTTATGAAAACGTAATAATGAACGGGATTTGGAATTTTCCTTATTTCTCGTGGTGATATTTAAGTGGTTGAGGGTTTTTATTCTACTTTTTATTTTTCGTGATACTTCTTCATAAGATGAGTATGAGTTGCCATCGCGACCTTCACGTTCCATTAACTCTTTATAAATTGAAACTTGTTGCTCAAGATGTTCCTTGTTGTTATTGTTTTGATCGTCAAGTCCATCTTTTAAATATTCATAAATTGAAGTGATAAAGCTTGTTTTTCCACTACCATTCCCCCCAGTAATTATTAGATTTTTTCCATCAAGATATATCTCTGCTTTTTTTTCTGTATAAGGAATTGGGATGGAAATTTCATTTATCGCTGTAAGCATATGTCCTCTTGTGTCATCACTGATACAAAGCGTTAATTCATAAATATAAACTAAATAGATTTATAGTCCATCAAAAAGAAGGGCTAATGAACGCACAACTTACCGAAATCATGCGCCTTATCACCAACCTGATCCGCACCGGCACTGTGACCGACGTGGATCGGGAGAACTGGCTGTGCCGGGTGAAAGTGGGGGAGCTTGAAACCAACTGGATTAACTGGCTAACGCTACGGGCAGGGGGCGGTCGTAGCTGGTGGTGCCCGTCGCCGGATGAGCAGGTGGTGGTGCTGAGCATGGGCGGCAACCTGGACACTGCTTTTGCGCTGCCTGCTATTTATTCCAGCCAGTTTCCGCCGCCGTCGGGTTCCGTGGATGGTTGCGTGACGGAGTACCCGGACGGAGGCTGGTTTGAGTACGAACCGGTTACCGGCCGCTGGTATGTCCGGGGTATCAAGTCGATGGTGATTGAAGCCGCTGACAATATCACCTTCAAAACCAGCAAACTTCTGGTGGAGGCTGACAGCACTCGTATTAATAGTGAGTTGGTGATCAACGGTAGCGTCACACAGGGCGGTGGGGCGATGAGTTCAAATGGTATCGTGGCGGATAAACACGTGCACAGCAAAGTGAAGTCCGGCGGCGATACTTCCGGGGGGCCGGTATGACGCTCTATATCGGGATGAATCGTAATGACGGGCAGCGTATTACGGACACTGACCATCTGCGTCAGTCGGTGCGGGATATTCTGCTGACGCCACAAGGTAGTCGGCTTTCCCGCCGGGACTACGGTTCCCTGCTATCCGCCCTGATTGACCAGCCACAAAATCCGGCACTGCGTTTGCAGATCATGTCCGCAGTCTACGTGGCCCTGAGCCGCTGGGAGCCACGGTTTACGCTGGATACTATCGTCATCAGTAGCAATTTTGATGGCTCCATGGTGGTTGATGTTGCCGGGCAGCGTAATAACGGCGCACCGGTTTCTCTATCAATATCAACAGGAGCTGACAATGGCAGTGATTGATCTCTCCCAGCTACCAGCACCGCAGATAGTGGATATACCGGATTTTGAAGGGTTGCTTGCTGAGCGTAAGGCTTCCTTTGTGGCTCTCTATCCTGAGGATGAGCAAGATGCGGTGAGCCGCACTCTGGCGCTGGAATCAGAACCTGTCACTAAACTACTGCAGGAAAGTACCTACCGTGAAATCCTCTTGCGTCAGCGGATTAATGAGGCAGCACAGGCGGTTATGGTGGCGTATGCCATTGGCAGCGATCTCGATCAGCAGGCAGCCAACTACAACGTTAAACGCCTAGGGATAACACCTGCTGACAACGATACGATGATACCGGCCGTAACCGTTATGGAAAGCGATGATGCTCTCCGTTTGCGGGTTCCTGCTGCGTTCGAGGGGGTATCTGTTGCGGGGCCAACAGCAGCTTATGAGTTTCATGCAAAGAGTGCGGACGGACGTGTGGCAGATGCCAGCGCAACCAGTCCTGCACCTGCAGAGGTGGTGCTTACCGTATTGAGCCGGGAGGGTGACGGCGTGGCAGAGGCAGATCTGCTGGCGGTAGTTGATGAGGCACTTAACCGCGAAAATGTGCGTCCGGTAGCTGATCGTCTTACGGTACGCAGCGCAGAAATTATTCCATACACCGTAGATGCGACGATCTTTCTTTATCCGGGACCGGAAGCTGAGCCAGTGATGGTAGCGGCAAAAGCCAGCCTGCAAAATTACATTACCAGCCAGACAAGGCTGGGCCGTGATATTCGCCGCAGTGCTATTTATGCTGCATTGCATGTTGAGGGGGTTCAGCGTGTGGAACTGGCCGCGCCAATTGATGATGTGGTGCTGAATAAGATGCAGGCAGCATCCTGTTCGCAGTGGAGCATAACCAACGGTGGCACGGATGAATAGCCTGTTACCTCCCGGTTCCTCTCCGCTTGAGCGTCGACTGGCAGAGACGTGCAGCGGCATTTCTGAATTGCAGATACCGCTGCGTGATTTATGGAATCCGATAACGTGCCCGGTCAGTTTCCTGCCGTATCTGGCCTGGGCTTTTTCCGTTGACCGCTGGGATGAAAGCTGGACTGAGAGTGTAAAGCGTCGTGTGGTGCAGGATGCTTTCTATATCCATCAACATAAAGGCACAGCCAGCGCCGTTAGGCGCGTTGTAGAGCCTTTTGGATTCATGATCCGCATCATTGAGTGGTGGCAGACCAGTGAGGTGCCGGGGACGTTTCGGCTGGATATTGGTGTGCAGGACCAGGGCATTACAGAAGAAATTTATCTGGAACTGGAACGCCTGATCAGTGATGCAAAACCGTGCAGTCGCCATCTGATTGGTATCTCCATCAATCTGCAGAGTAGTGGCGCATATTTTGTGGGTGCAGCCACTTATACCGGTGAAGAAATCACGATCTATCCATACATAAACGAAACCATTATTTCCTGCGGGATCGCGAATGAGGGCATGGCGATCCATGTTATTGACACAATGAGAGTAAATCCATGAGCGCAAAATTTTATACCCTGCTGACGGATATTGGTGCGGCGAAACTGGCTAGCGCAACCGCGCTTGGCTTGCCCCTGAAAATTACTCATATGGCAGTGGGGGACGGTGATGGCACTCTTCCGTTACCCAGTGCAGAGCAAGTACAGCTGGTTGCTGAAAAGCGTCGTGCTGAGTTAAATATGCTGTATATCGACCCGCAGAACAGTAGCCAGATTATTGCTGAGCAGGTAATTCCTGAAACCGAGGGAGGCTGGTGGATTCGTGAAGTAGGTTTGTTCGATGAAACCGGCTCTTTGATAGCCGTGGGAAACTGTCCGGAAAGCTATAAGCCACAACTGACAGAGGGAAGCGGGCGCACTCAGACTGTGCGTATGGTGCTGATTACCAGCAGTACAGATAATATCACTTTGAAGATTGACCCGTCCGTGGTGCTGGCAACACGAAAATATGTAGATGATAAGGTGCTGGAGCTACAGGTAGATGTTGATGACCTGATAATCGGCCTGTCAGGTAAGCTTTCCAAAGATCAAAACGGTGCGGACATCCCTGAACCGGATCTGTTCATTGAAAATATTGGGTTACCTGATTTATTCAATAAACGGGCTTTAATAACCGGTGATTCATCGCAGAAGTTTTTGGTCCAAAGCGTCCCCGAAGATAATAATTCGGCGGTACCCGTTTTGCTTCTTAATTCTGAATTAAATAAAAAAGCTGCTTTAAATGGCGATGCCAGTCAGTCATTTGCTGTCTCGGGAGGAGATTCACCAAACAGTGCAGTGGCTTATAATCAATTTCAGTCCGGATCTAACGGCAACGGAGCGTGGGTGAAAATGCCTGGTGATGAGCAATGGTGTCGTCACAATCTGAGCATTCCCGCTAATTCAACTATTATATGGACATTTCCGGCAGCATTTAGTAGTACACCCGCTCTGTTTGTCTCTGTTTTTAATGGTGCTCCCAATGTCTGGTTCAATGGTGCATCTTCCAGTGACGCAAGTTTATATAATGCGAACAGTTCTGATATTAACGTTAATGTACTGGCAATTTGGTAATTACTATGTCTGATAATACTGCACATCTTACTCAGGATGCTGAACCTATTTTTTTCACTAACCGATTTTTTATTTTGACGGATAATGACGCCTATGTGACCGGAATGATGATAGCTATAAATCAGGATGAAGCTGACAGATATGAATCTAAGGATCTGGCAGAGGTACCTAAAGATATATTTGAATCTATTGGCCAGGACTCGAAGTATATTGATGGGCAGGTAATACAAGGACAGCCCCGCATTCCGGTGCTAAACGGTGGCAGTGTTAATGCGATTAAAAGTGGATTGCTGCGGGAGGCTACTGACCGAATTCAGATATTACAGGATGCCATCGATTTGGAGATGTCGGAGGAAGGTGATGATCTACGGTTAATTAACTGGAAAAAATACCGAGTATTGCTTTCCCGGGTAGATATATTGATGTCCCAGGATATTAGCTGGCCAGAAGCGCCGAAAGATTAAACAGATCCCCGCAACTGCGGGGATTTTTAGATCACTTCCATTGTGCCATCCGCTGTACATAACCTGGTACGTGCGGTGCGCGCATATCAACCAGAACATATGCACATCCCAGTAAACCGGAGAAACTGCCTTATGGCTCAGGATTACCACCACGGTGTGCGCGTTGTTGAAGTCAACGAGGGCACCCGAACGATTACCACGGTGAGTACCGCTATCGTTGGCATGGTCTGCACCGGCGATGATGCTGATGCGGCCATGTTCCCCCTCAATAAACCGGTCCTGCTGACTGATGTACTGACCGCCAGCGGTAAGGCGGGGGAGTCCGGTACACTTGCGCGCTCGCTGGATGCGATTGCTGGCCAGGCGAAACCTGTGACTGTCGTTGTGCGCGTGGCGCAGGGTGACAGCGAAGCGGAAACAACCTCTAATATTATCGGTGGTGTGACCGCTGACGGGAAAAAAACCGGTATGAAGGCGCTACTCTCGGCGCAGACACAACTCGGCGTCAAGCCCCGCATTCTCGGTGTGCCCGGACATGACACGCAGGCCGTAGCGACAGAACTGCTGAGTGTGGCACAGAGTCTGCGCGGGTTTGCCTACCTGGCAGCTTATGGCTGTAAAACGGTGGAAGAAGCGATTACCTACCGCGACAATTTCAGCCAGCGTGAGGGGATGCTGATCTGGCCTGACTTCATCAACTTTGACACTGTACTGAATGCAGAGGCGACGGCTTACGCTTCCGCCAGGGCGCTCGGTCTTCGAGCAAAAATTGACGAGCAGACCGGCTGGCACAAGACTCTGTCCAACGTGGGAGTGAATGGTGTCACCGGTATTTCTGCTGATGTGTTCTGGGATCTGCAGGATCCGGCAACGGATGCCGGTCTGCTGAATCAAAATGAAGTGACTACCCTGATCCGCAAAGATGGTTTTCGCTTCTGGGGTTCCCGCTGCCTCAGTGATGATCCACTGTTTGCTTTTGAGAACTATACCCGCACCGCACAGGTACTGGCAGACACGATGGCAGAAGCGCATATGTGGGCAGTAGATCTACCGCTTAACCCGTCGCTGGCCCGTGACATTATCGAGGGTATTCGTGCCAGAATGCGTAGCCTGGTCAGTCAGGGGTATCTTATCGGCGGTGACTGCTGGCTGGATGAGAGTGTGAATGATAAAGACACGCTTAAAGCCGGAAAATTACTTATCGATTATGACTATACGCCAGTGCCTCCGCTGGAAAACTTGCTGCTACGTCAGCGCATCACGGACCAGTATCTGATCAATTTTGCCAGTCAGGTCAGTGCATAAGGAGATAGTCACATGGCTCTGCCACGTAAGTTAAAACACCTGAACCTGTTTAATGACGGAAATAACTGGCAGGGGATCGTTGAGTCTCTGAGTCTGCCAAAATTCACTCGCAAGTTTGAGAAGTATCGCGGCGGAGGTATGGCTGGCGCGGTGGACGTGGATATGGGACTGGATGATGGTGCTCTGGACACGGAATTTTCAATCGGTGGTACTGAACTGCTGCTATTCAGGCAGATGGGTAAAGCCACGGTGGATAGCATTCAGCTACGGTTTACTGGCTCCATACAGCGTGACGATACCGGAGAAGTACAGGCCGTGGAGCTGGTTGTTCGTGGACGTCACAAAGAGGTGGATTCCGGCGAGTGGAAAACTGGTGAGAGCAGTACCACCAAAATCAGTAGCACTAACAGCTATGCGAAGCTGACCATCAATGGAGAAGTACTGTATGAGGTTGATGTGGTCAACATGGTGGAAATCGTTGGCGGTGTGGATCTGATGGAAGCACATCGTAATGCGCTTGGCCTTTGATTCCTCTGGTCATCATGGTCGCCCTTCTTAACAGGAATATAAAATGCGTGATCAACACACTGAAAAAACAATTCAACTGGATACCCCGGTTATCCGTGGTAAAACAGAAATCAAAGAAGTTTTACTGCGTAAACCTCAGTCCGGTGCGCTGCGTGGTACCCGCCTGCAGGCGATTATGGATATGGATGTGGGTGCGATGATGACCATTATTCCGCGAATCTCTACTCCGGCGCTGACCGCGCAGGAAATGGCAGAGCTGGACCCTGCTGATCTCACCTCGCTTTCTGTCGAGGTGGTGACTTTTTTGTTGCCGAGGTCGGTGCTTGCCGGTTTACCGACAGCCTGACGGTTGATGATCTGGTGGCCGATATTGCTACTATCTTCCACTGGCCACCGTCCGTCACTGATGTTATGCCGCTGACAGAGGTGCTGGAGTGGCGGTATAAAGCAATACAGCGAAGCGGGGCCTGCGATGAGCGACAATAACCTGCGCCTGCAGGTAGTATTAAATGCGGTTGATAAAATCACCCGCCCGTTCCGGGCCGCACAATCCAGTACAAAAGGGCTGACTGAGGCTATCAGAAAAAGCCGCGATCAGCTTAAAACATTAAATGAGCAAGCAGGGCGCATAGATGGATTCCGTAAAGCCAGCTCACAGCTGGCGGTTACCGGAAATAATCTCCGGGCTGCGCGGGAAGAAGCAGCGAAACTCTCCCGCCAGTTCGCTCAAATCAATAAACCTACAGCGCAGCAAGCGCGATTATTACTTCAGGCAAAGAACCGCGTTAATGAGTTGCAGCAGAGCTATAACGGTCTGCGGCAGTCTGTTCAGCGACAACGGCTGGCATTAAATAGTGCGGGCATTGATACCAGAAAACTTTCAGATGCTCAGCGCCGGTTAAAAGCAGATACCGGGTCTGCAACTCTGGCTCTGGCCAGGCAAAAGGAGCAATTAAAGACTCTGGGTGTACGCCAGGCCAAAATAAATGCGGCGCGGGAGAAATACAATACCGGCAATCAACAGCGGGCTATGGTGGCGGGGATGGGGTTCACCTCAATAGCTACCGGCCGCACAATGTTTAACGACCTGAAACAAACATTGAATGTCGGTTATGACTTTGACGCCATAATGAGTAAAACCCAGGCAGTCACACGCCTTCAGGATAAGAACAACCCTGAAATGGCAGCACTGCGACAGCAGGCCAGAACGCTCCCCTTAAAGTCAAAATTTACTGATATGCAGGTAGCTGAGGGGCAGTACTATCTGGGCCGTACCGGATACAGCGCAACGCAAATTCAGGGTGCGATGCCGGGGATCCTTAATCTTGCCACCGCCGGAGATATCGATCTTGGCACCACTGCGGATATTGCTTCGAATATTCAGACGGCGATGGGTATACCGGCAGAGAAGATGGATCGCGTTGCGGATGTGCTTACCGCACTGTTCACCCGTAACAATGTTGATATTCCTATGCTGGGTGAATCTCTGAAATATTCTGCTGGTGTTGGCCGTGAATACGGGCAGTCGCTGGAAACGATTGCAGCAGCAACCTCGATGCTGGGGAGTACCGGTATTCAGGGAAGCCAGGCCGGTACAGCAATGCGCAGTATATTAAGCCGCCTTGGCACCTCTAAAGCGGTTGCGAATCTGGGGATCAGCACCAAAGATAATGCCGGAAATATGCGTGATATGGTTGATATTCTGAAGGACATCAACAAAAAAACGGCGGGCATGGGTAATATCGATCGTGCACAAATATTTAAAAATATTGCCGGGGTGAATGCTGTCACGGGTTTCAGCATTTTAATGCGTGCCGCCGGGAATGGTTCTTTGGAAAGGATGCGGGGGAGACCAGGAGAATACGACGGCGAAGCGGCGCGGGTATCAAAAACCATGCTGGATAACATGGCGGGCGATACGACCATGCTCCAGGCAGCACTGGAAAACATCAGTGTTGAATTATTTGAAAAAAATAATAGCTGGCTGCGAGGGCTGGCTCAATCCATCACTGATGTGTTGCATGGAGTTTCTGAGTTTTTAAAAGCACACCCTGCATTCAGCAAGGCATTCGTTATTCTCGGTGCAGTCATCGCCGGAGCGACTGCACTTTTTGGTGGTTTAATGTTCGCCATCGTCGGATTACTGGCCCCGATTACGTTATTACGTTTTCAGTTTTCGATGCTGGGAATTAAAGGCGTCGGAGCGTTTGGACTACTCCGGAAGTCGCTGGGAGCGGTGGGTTCCGGGATCCTTTGGCTGGGCAAACTGATGTGGGCTAACCCGATACTGGCCGTCATCGGGTTGATTGCCGCCGGGGCTATTTATCTGTGGCAGAACTGGGAAACACTGGGGCCAAAATTCCAAAGAATGTGGGATGCTATTTCGTCTGCCGTATCCGGAGCCTGGTCTGTTATCAGGCAGACTATCAGCCAGAAATGGGATGAGATTGTAAATGATATTGCAGCTCTCTCCGTAAAATTTAAACAGGCGGGCGGAGCTATTATTGATGGCATCCTGAGGGGTATTAATGAGAAGTGGGAGTCACTTAAAAGCAAGCTGACATCAGTGAAAAACTACCTGCCGGACTGGATCACCGGTGGTGATCATTCGTCAGTTAAACCGCAAACAGCAGGTAATCCCGGAACCTTTGCCGGAATGTATGACAGCGGTGGATATATTCCGCGTGGCCGGTTTGGTATTGCCGGAGAAAATGGCCCGGAAATTATCAGCGGCCCTGTGAATATCACCAGCCGGCGACGTACTGCCGCTCTGGCATCTATGGTAGCCAGCGTGATGGGACTGGCGGCAATACCAGCAGCAGATGCTGTTCCATTACATCCTTTCAGTCTTCCGGCCAACGCATACTCAATGCCAGCAGAGAATACTGGTTTTCAGTCAGCGGTAATCCGATATGAAATTAATGCGCCAATCCAGATCATCACCCAGGCCGGACAGAACGCGCAGGATATTGCCCGCGAAGTTGCTCGCCAGCTCAATGATCGGGAGCGTAAAGCCAGGGCGAAAGCTCGCAGTAATTTCAGTGATCAGGGAGGATATGAATCATGATGATGGTGCTGGGATTATACGTTTTTATGTTACGTACTGTGCCTTATCAGGAATTGCAATATCAGCGCAGTTGGCGACATGCCGCTAACAGCAGGGTAAACCGCCGTCCGTCAACGCAATTTCTTGGTCCTGCCAACGACTCACTGACATTATCCGGTGTGTTATTACCGGAGATCACTGGTGGCAGGTTGTCATTACTGGCGCTTGAGCAAATGGCTGAGCCGGGCAAAGCCTGGCCTCTTATTGAAGGCTGCGGGACCATTTATGGCATGTTTGTCATCGAGAGTCTGAGCCAGACCAAAACAGAATTTTTTGAAAGCGGCATGCCTCGTCGTATTGAATTTACGCTGACCCTGAAAAGGGTCGATGAATCTTTGTCTGATATGTTCGGCAACCTCAGCGATCAACTGAGTAACCTGCAGGACTCTGCAACATCTGCGATAGGTAGTATAAAAAACAGGGTGGGGGGATTACTGCCGTGAGTTTTGGTACTGATCTTTTTGACCTCAGCAGTAAAAGCCCTGCGTTCAGTGTCACAATTGAAGGTAAGGATGTGACGACCGTACTGGATGCGCGTCTCATGAGTCTGACGCTGACCGATAACCGGGGCTTTGAGGCTGACCAGCTCGATCTGGAACTGGATGATGCTGACGGGCAAATCATTCTGCCGCGACGTGGTGCTGTTATACAGTTGTCCCTTGGATGGAAAGGACAGTTACTTTACCCAAAAGGAGGATTTACCGTTGATGAGATTGAGCATAGCGGAACGCCAGACTGTCTGACTATCCGCGCACGCAGTGCAGATTTCCGGGAAACTCTCAATACCCGGCGTGAAAAGTCATGGCATCAGACGACCGTGGGGGATGTGGTAAAAGAGCTTGCCAACCGACATAACCTTAAAACAGCTCTGGACAAGGAGATGGCGGCCGAAATACTGGAGCATATGGATCAGACCAGTGAGAGTGATGCCAGTTTTTTGATGCGGCTGGCCAGAGAGTATGGGGCAATTGCCTCTGTGAAAAACGGTTATCTGTTATTCCTTCGGCAGGGGCAGGGAAGAACGGCAAGCGGGAAATCCCTGCCGGTCATTATTATTACGCGTCAGGCGGGTGATGGTCATCGCTTTACCCTGGCTGATCGTGATGCTTATACCGGAGTTATTGCCAGCTGGCTGGACACGCAGAAGCCTCAGGATAAAGAAACAGCCAGTGTTCAGAACCGTCAAAAAAATACCAAAGCTAAAGCTCGGGAAGCAAAACAGGGCGATTATCTGGTGGGTACCGATGAAAATGTACTGGTGCTTAACCGGACGTATGCCAATCGCAGCAATGCTCAGCGTGCGGCAAAAACACAATGGGAGCGGCTGCAGCGTGGTGTTGCCTCATTCTCACTGCAACTTGCAGAGGGCAGGGCTGACCTGTATACCGAAATGCCGGTAAAGGTGAGCGGATTTAAACAGCCCATTGATGATGCCGAATGGACGATTACTACCCTGACGCATTCGATCAGTCCTGATAATGGTTTTACTACCAGTCTGGAGCTTGAAGTGAAGATTGATGATCTTCAGGCAGAGTAAGGTGGTTCTCAAAATTGAATATCAGTGTATCATTATTGAGATATTCATGGGGTGGAGAATATAAAAATGATGAATTGCCCAAAGTGTGGACATGCAGCACATACGCGCAGCAGTTTTCAGGTCACTGACAGTACAAAAGAGCGTTACTGCCAGTGCCAGAATATTAATTGCGGCAGCACCTTCGTGACACATGAGACAGTGGTGCGTTTTATCGCGACTCCCGCACTGATCAATAATGCCCCGCCTCACCCAGTGCCGGGTGGTCAGGAACTTATCAGTTTCTGACCATAAACCTGCTGCGGCAGGTTTTATTCATCGGGTATCTCACCTGTTTCGAGAAAACGTACAAAACTTTCCTCATCGATGACGATTGTCCCTTTCATACGGGCAGCTGTGACTTTGGATGGTCCTGCGTTGTAGCCACAACAAAGCATCTGCAAATTTTGAGTCACTGAATTTCTGACCGTCATATTGTGCGCCTGTGCCACTTCAGACAGGCGTTCTTTATCTGCTTTTTTGAAGCCGGTAAAGCAGATGTCAAAAGAGTGATTTTTGGGCTTAACTACCCTGGTAAGGTGGATGTAGTTTTCAGGCAGGAAGGACTGACAGGCGTGTTGTGCTTCAACAGCTGACGCACATTCTTTAAGTATTCTGTCCTTGCGGAAGGTTTTTATCGAATGGCTCGACTGGCAAATACCCTGGATATGGTTATCGCTGAGGCTAATACTGATTATCGAGTAGGAACCAATGCGTGCATTCGCATTAATGTAAACAAAGTGCATTTCTTCCATGTAATTCACCTTTTTTACACAAACGTCTAAGACGTTAATGATAGGTGTGCAAACTGGCTGTCGCCATTTTGCCGCCACTACCAAAGAAAAAGGGGCTACGTTTGCACGTAACCCCTTCTTTTGTTTGGTGGAGCTGGCGGGAGTTGAACCCGCGTCCGAAATTACTACACCGTCGGCACTACATGCTTAGTCCAGTCTTTACATTCGCTTATTAGCTGCGGACGGACACGCCACTAACAAACTAGCCTGATTGGATTTAACGCTTCAACCCCAGGCAGGGCATCCACGCGATCTCTTTTGGGTTTGACCTCTCTTGATCCCCGTCCTAAGAGCGGAGGCTAGGGAGAGAGGGCTCTAAGCAGGTTATTAAGCTGCTAGTGCGTAGTTTTCGTCGTTTGCGACTATTTTTTTGCGGCTTTTTACGAGGCCAACCGCCCCTCGGCATGCTCCTTGGGCTTCGCAAATCCCGTCGAATCCAGAATCAGCCCCAAGTACTGTTTAGCAGTGTACCAGAAGAACCACGAAACTTTCCAGTGGTTTAGCGATTTCCTTTCTTCATGATACGCGCTTTGTCGATTTTCCATTCGCGTTCACGAATGTCGTCACGTTTGTCGTGCTCTTTCTTACCTTTGGCGACGCCAATCTTCAGTTTGCACCACGCATTTTTCCAATACAGGGACAACGCGACAACGGTGTAACCTTCGCGGTTGACGCGGCCAAAGATGGAGTCCAGTTCGCGTTGGTTTAGCAGTAATTTACGGTTACGTGTCGGGTCACAGACGACGTGGGTGGAGGCACCCAGCAGTGGCTGAAAGGTGGCACCAAACAGAAAGGCTTCACCGTCACGCAGCAAAATGTAACTTTCGCTGATGTTTGCTTTCCCTGCACGCAGTGATTTAACTTCCCAGCCTTGCAGCGACAAACCGGCTTCATATTCATCTTCGATGAAGTATTCATGGCGGGCACGTTTGTTGAGGGCAATGGTTGCAGAACCGGGTTTGTGAGCTTTTTTCTTAGTCATAATATTGCTTATTTTACACCACTTATGCGCAGAAACCAT